ACCGGAAACAACTGACCTTTAATAATTTCATTTACCAATAATTGATTAATGTTTTTTCCGTCACCTATATTTTTAACTCTCCATCCTGTGCCATCGGTTATTTGCCATGTATTACTATCGTTCTTTACTCTTATTGCACCTGGAGAACCTAAAGAAGGCCCATCACCAATAAACACCCTTTTTTTAACACTTATACTACTTGTGTCATTGTTAAATGAGCCATAAACGACTACGTCATTTTGACCATTTAAATTTCCAGCCGCTAAATGTTCCATGAACAAATTACCTAACTCGTAAAATTTCAAATAGCTTGTAAGTAAATCCGTGCCCGTTGCCGTTTGAATCCTGCTTAATAAAAACCTTACACCAACGTCTCCACTTTCAGGCATTGTTGGTGTAGTCCAATTTACGATAATATTATCAACTGTTCCACCAGCGGCAGGTAAGGTAGTCGCTCCACCCGGTATAACAAATTTATAATAGCTAAATGTTTGCTCCCAACTTTGAGCAGAAAAAGTATGCTGAAATCCATTATATGTAATATCCCTTTTTAGCCAGTATTTTACATGATTGATTTTAACGTAATTAATTTTCCCGTTAAATGTGCCGCTAGGGTCAAAGGTTAATTGTTGGGTTGAAATACAAACAATCCTTTCATAATATTCTCCTGTAGTTGTAATGCTAAAAGTATCGCCACCCATTTTTAAAACAAGCGTTCCATTTGTGACCTCAATGCCAAAAGATACATAATAAGTCGCACCATTTGTAGGAGTAAAATTAGTGTAAACCAAATCGCCAGTTGCGTTGGTTGCTTTTGCGTGACCTAAAGCAGCTCCGCCACCATCGGAAAAAGTCCATCCGCTGCCTAATGTCCAAGTAGTAATTTCAGGTGAACGGTTGGCGGTTAAAAAATCTATTAATGGTACGACGATAGGTCTTAACTCAATAACAAAAGAACCTTCTACTACATGTTCTGCAATAGTACTTGAACCTACCTGACTATCCCTATATTTCATTACGGAAGTAAATGTTATAGTAGCTTCATCATTATTGTAATCTAAATCTTTTGAGTTAAAAAATTCTGTGTTTAGGTTATTAAATATTTTACCTGACAATAAATTTACCGAAGCGATGTGTTCATATTCAATATCTAAATCCTTTATATGTCCATAATATCCCCATTTGCCACCACTAAAACGAAGCATCTTATTTGTTTCGGAATAGTTATCATTTTCAATACTTGATTGAAAACTACTTTGTTGTAATAAAGTAGATGTTAGATAATAAATATTGATTGTAACGGCTGAATCTAAATAAGTATTTGGCTGAACCATAAAAAATTTCCTATCCGAAAAAAAGAACCTTAAACCTAATGGTACCATGATTCTTTTTAGAACATCATAGCACTTCATGTAAGTGTAATTACCCTTACTATCTATGGTGTAAAAAACCTTATGATTAACCCTCATTCTAAGTAATGGGTCAATAGAAGTCGAATAAGTCCAACTATCTTCATGCCACTGAAAAGCACTTGCCAAAACGCCTACAGATGTGCCATAAATTGATTGAACGTATGTAAGTTTTTGAAGGCAATTATTTACATGATTAATAATTGTATCGTCACCCTGATAAATATCGCTGCCATCGGGTTTATAATCAATGCCTTTTAACCATCCTATGCCATCAATAGCATTTATGGTGTAATTATATCCCATTTCTAAAGGAATGTCATCAAATTCAATTAAATCCGCAAGAATATAGCCATACCAATAAAAGTTTGGTGTGTTAGATGTGTCGTAGGCAGTTAATTGAATGGTAAATCTTCCTTCTGGTGCCGTTAAAAAATCGGTTAATAATAATTGTTTTTGTTCTGTGTCAATAATAAAAGTAAACTTAAAATTACTTCCTATTATTGGTGCGTATCTTTCTAATCCATTTTCGACATCCGCCTGCCATTCTATTTGCGCTCCCGTAACATCTATATCGTATGTCATTCCTGAAAAGGTACTGTCATCTATTACTAAGTAATATTTACGCCCTTTTTCTGAATAAAATGTAGATGTATATCTTGCAGCCATTATCTTATTCTTGAATTAATATTTCTAGCTTTTTCCATGATTACTAATAAATCACTTCCAGCCACTCTGGTGGTTAATATGTAAGGTGATCCGCCACCATCTAACATACCCTTTAATTTTGATAAAGGTGCTATAACTTCCGGGTCAACCCTTGCATTTCGGTTATCTCCTACGGTTGCCATTGTTGGCCCGTATGCCAACCCACCTTGCGCAAGTTTTGGAGGAGCAACTTTATTAAGCATTGTATTGAATAAAACGGCTGCACCTGCACCTGCCGCACCTGCTACGGCTAAAGCACCGGGCCCTAAAGTTTTACCCAACGGGCCACCTAATATACCTTTTATAATACCTGCTACACCTTCTTTTATGTATGCACTAATAATCATTCTAGCGGCTTGCATAGCTGCGCTACCTAGCTTTTTCATATCGGTTTCACCTTGCACCGCTAAATTAGCAAATGCATCTGTAGCCGCAATTAACGCGCTTGTCATTGTGTTTCCAAAACTCATCATTTGAGCTTCAGTAGATACAAAAGAATTTTTTACTTCTTCGTTAGTTTCTTTTAATCTTTGATTACTTGCAGATGCTGTATCTAATTTTATAGCCAATAAATCTAAAGTAGGTAACATATTTGTTATTCCTGTAGATTGAGCCGTAATTGCAGTTACTGGACTTGCACCACCACCACCGCCTCCGACTGTCGTTGTACTTGTTGGTTCTATTATATTTTCAGGTACAACGGCACCTCCTTTGCCTCCTGATTTTGAAGTAGCTACAAATAAACTTTTAAATTTACCTTTAAGACTATCGACTGTTTCACCTATTGTTTTAAATTCCGCTGCAACTATTCTTTGTTCTTCTTGGTATTTGGTCATACCAGATAAATCAAATAAATCTAAACCTAATGCCTTTTGTAAGCTATCTAATTTGCCTAATACAAAAGTTACTCCCTGCATGACGGAGTTCTTGATATTTATCCAAATGTTTTTAAAGTTATCGGTAAATGCTTTCCAATTATCGTAAACATATAAAGCAATGGCACCGACGGCAGCAATGGCAGCCACAACCGCAAGGATAACAGGATTAGCAAGAATAGAAGCAAAAGCCGTAGATATAGCAGTACTCATTAAAATAATAGTAGTTCTAATCAATCGTATAGTTCCAGCAAGTGCCCCAAAAGTGGTAATTAATTTACCCACTATAAAAATTGCGGGCCCAATAGCAGCAACAATCAAAGCAGTTTTTACGATAAATTCTTGAGTGGCAGGATTAAGACCTTTAAATCCTTCCACTAAGTAGTTTATCTTTTCAGATAAAACAGTGAAAACTGCCTCTAAATTTAAACTATTATTAATAGCTTTCCCAAGTTCTGCAAGACTATTGGTAACATTATCTTTTAAATTATCAAAAGCATTTCCTAAGCCTCCATTTGCTCTTTCTAAATTACTTAAAGCACCTACAGACCTTTGTATAAATTCTTCACTACTTATTCCTAGCTCCCTTATTCCTTCGGCAGTCACTACGCCAAATTCTTCTTTCATTACACGCGCAAACTCTGGAAGCCTTTCTTTTATTTGATTAAGATCTTCTTGCGTAACTTTTCCAACTGCACTTATTTGAGATAAAGCCAATACTACACCATCGAATTGTTCCGCTCCACCTCCTGCCCTTGCTACAGCATTACCAAATTGTGTTATTGTTTCCCTTGCAGCGTCGGCACTCATTCCTACACTTTGTAATGAAGCCGAAGCCTTAACCACTTCAGGCAAAGCAAGACCAGGGTTTTCAGCAACCTTTCGTAGTTTTTCTAATTCAATAGCAGCCCCTTCACTACTTCCCATAATAGCAATTAAACCATTTTGCAGTTTTTCCATATCTGCAAAAGATTTTAAAGCGGCCGCGCCAACTCCTATAATAGGCAATGTTAATGACTGGGTTAAAGTTGAACCAAGATTAGACATATTTTGTCCAAACCTAGTCATAGACTTTTCTACCTTACCTAACTCTTTATCAAGATTAGTGGTATCAATCCCCAGCTTTAAAAGTAGTTTACCTATTGCCATTTATGCTTCTTTATCCCATTTGTCAAATATTGACTTGTCAGTATTTGTCAAACTTCTTTTAGTTTCTTTTTTAATAGGATTCTCCCAGGCGAATTGAATTAAATCAGTAGGTTTTAAACTTTTGCCTTTTTCGGTATGAACATTTAAAAGACAAGTTGTCTGCCATCTTATTCGTTCCCATTCTATTTCATGCTGACTTTGTAAATGATTATTATAACCTTGCATAGCCATAACAACCTCTTTAAAACTCATTTCATTGTATTGCGAAGGAGGAAATCTTAAAACTCCGAAACAAAAGCGTTCGATGTATTCAAGGGTAAGCTCTCCGCCTTCGCTACTACGTTTTTTCCGCTTTCATCTTCAGGAGGTGAAATCTCATTTGAAATCATTTCCATTATACGAGCTATACCACCCATATCGGTATCAACCAAATCGCAAAAAGATTGTAAATCGTAAGGACATTTTTCTCCTTTAGCTTTG